TTATAAAATTTTGTTCAGTTTATCCAGCATTTCACGCCTAGATTCGGAGTATATATGGGCGTAAGTTTTTCTTAATTCACTAACAGAGTGCCCTAGCCTTTCTGCAATCAGCTGATCATCTACACCGGCACGAATCAGCAGAGTCGCATGGGAGTGCCTAAAGCCGTGAGGGGAGATAGGCGGAACACCAGCAACTTGGATATATCTCTTCAAAGCAACAGCCAGTCTGGGCGCCAGAAGTGGCTTTATATGGCCAAACACAAACCAGGAGGACGAGAACCCGTCCTTCTTTTGTTGCTCGCTATAGCGACGCCTTAAGCAATCTAGAAGGGTATCCTGTAGATCAATATATCTGTTTGAGTTTTTAGATTTAGGCGGAGTAATCTCCCACGGAGCCGATTCCGTTTTTATCGTTAATGTTTTAGAAATATGCACCCGGCCTCTGCCTAGATCAACATCCGACCATTGGAGGGCAAACATTTCAGATTTACGGACACCAGTGCCAAACATAAACATGAAGACATCACGCCAGTACTGATCATCTACGCATGATATAAAATAAGTAAAGGTTTCCTGCTCCCAGAATAACAGACTTTGGTCCTTTAAATTCCGCTTGTCTTTCACGATAGGCAAAGATCTGCACGGGTTGACTTCAAGATATCCAAGTCTCACGGAATAAGAAAGAATAACAGATAGAGTATCTAAAATGCCGTTTAGAGTGGGAGCAGCATAAAGCTGACCATTCGGCTTTTTCTTTTGAAGCAGACGGTTTCTCCACTGATCAAGAACGGGAGTCGTAAGCGCCGTAAGCTTCAGGCTTCCCAAATCATCCTGGATGTGATTTTTATAAGTATGTACGTGCGTATAGAGAGTGGATCCTTTTACGGACATATTCTCTGCGTTTTTGCAGTATAACTGAAACAATTCATTTAAGGTTATAGAAGGCCGAGCGGTAGTCATTTCCAGACGGAAGGCAAACTCGGCCTCTTTTGCTTCCTTTTTTGTTTTGAAACCTCGACGACAATATCGCTGAGTCTTTCCGGTAATATCCTTACAGGAACCATAGAACATCCAGGTTCCCCTTTTTGTGTCCTTTTGCTGAGCCATAAGAGATTACCTCCTTTTATAATTTCTACGAAAAGCGACTAAAACACCTAAAACCTGAACCTGATCATGAAAGTCTGCCGTCGAGAAGAGAGTCCCAATCGCATACGGACTGGCAGTACGTAAAGCAATCTGGTTCGTTTCGTTATGCGTAATAATAAAGCGCAGCATGGCTTTACCTTGATACTTCACTAGCATAGGCACACCAGCACGAATAGCACCTGTGGCGCGAATCAGGCAGACGTCGCCCTTGATAATATCCGCCTTATACATAGTTTCATCAGGCATGACATAGATATAATCCGCGGCAACATCTGTAGCCGTAGATGTAAAGACTGACGAGCTACTTGACTTAGATACAGACCCGTCCTCGTCGACCAGGGACAGAAAGCGGACAGGCTTTACTGCAGAATCTTCAAAGGCTGCGCTCATCAGATCAAGAGGTTTCAGATTGAATCGTTCTGCAATTTTTACAACCATATCTGGCCTTGGCGCTTTAGTGCCAACCTCCCAACACCGCACGGTGTTATAAGAAACACCACAATACTCGGCCAAATCTCTACGACTGACACCAGACTCTTTCATCAGCTCAGGGAGCTTGGAAGATAAGACTTCATTCAATTTATTCATAGTTAATTACACCTCCTAGGTTTATATTAATCTTTTAGGTTTAAAAAGTAAATAATAAAAAATACAAAATAATAACCGTAAAAGTTTGACAAAATGCGTTCATAGCTGTAAACTGTAGGCAATTAGGAAAAGAGCTTTTAAGAAAGAAGGGAAAGCAGATGGGATAGAGGAACTCAAAAAGAAAATCGAATTCATGCTCCAGACCATGGATCAGCAGGGCCTTGAACAGGCCTATAAAATCCTACAAAGAATCTGGATCAGACACGGAACACAGCAATAGAACACACGCGGAAGAAGGCAGGACTTGGAAACAGGTTCTGCGTTTTTCTTTTTATAAAAGACGAGTAACCAACCTAAACAGGATTACTCGTCTTTCATATTTTTAATCATTCCTAGAACTAGATCAAACTGCTCTGGAGGTAATTCATATAACTTTTTCATAATATCTAAAGTTTCTGAATCCCAGTGATTTTCGATGGCTAGCTGCTCTAATAAAAGCTGCGTAGCGTTGATAAAGGGTTTTCCTTTTCCTTCAGTTAACCAAAAGTAGTCCACCCCGTATACAGAACATATTAATTTTTTAGTACTTTCGGATGGATTTGCTGATCCGTTTTCTATATGACTTATAGCCGATTCAGATAAGCCAAGAGGTTCAGCGAATTTTTTCATTGTAAGGCCTAAACCTTTTCGAATCTCTTTTACTCTTTGCCCTAGCATTTTTATTTTCCTCCTCACCGAAAGAATAACACAAATCTTGAATAATTCAAGCTTTTGTGTTGACATTCTGTACATTGAGGGGTAAATTATAGACATAACTTGAATAAAAGCAATAAAGAAGGTGATAAAACATGAATAAAAGCAATTTTGAGTTAAAAGATTTAAAAGAAAACGCTGAGTATGTAAAAGATTTAAATGAAAGACAGAAATCATTTATTCAAGGCTACATTGCCGGAGCTAAAGACGCTCAACCAGCACCAGCAGCCAAGGAACCAGAGAAACAGGAGGAGGTGAAGTAGATGCCTATTGAAGTTGAAGAATTGGTTAACAAAATCTTAAAAGGACTAGAGGAATCTGGAAAAAGATACGATTTAATACTTCCCAATTTGTACACACTGGAAGAACAAAAGAAATAAGAGGAGGTGAAGTAAATGGACGCAATAGTTGTAGGAGGGATCTTCATTCTAACGGTAGCCGTAATGGTAGGAATCCCGACAATGAAAAAATTAGAACCGGAAAACACATGGTACAGAGTGTATGCGATTCTAATCTGGTTTATAGCAGTATCTAGTTTAATTCTTCGAGCTCTTTCTTAATATCTGGGGTCAATTCTTCTAGTAATCTTCTAGCAGTATGTCGATCGGTTGCCAAAAGCTTATTGAATTCGATTAGCTTATTGCGAAGATCAGGAGAAACCAGAGGAAGAAGCCTATAGATATATTCACCGAGTTCTTGAAGGGCTGTAGCCTGGCCTAGATATAAATATTTGCCAGCATACTGAAGAAAGCCTATATAAATATCCTTCTTGGATTGGATATCAGTTTTTCTTCTATCCGCTTCAATCTCAAGCTTACGAAGCTTTAGATGATATCGATTATTTATAATCGCTGTAATACTTGGAGAAATAATCGCAGCAAAGGCAAGAGCTACAGTCAAGATATTAGCTAACTTATCAGTCATAAAAAAACCTCCTTTCATAGGAGATTGTATCACGAAAGGGAGAAAGAGAAATGGAACACAAGACAACAGGCGCAGAGCTTCCAGACTTTGCGGAGGGTATCAACCTTCACGGAGAAAGACTAAGACTGGAAGCATTCTATGCAGAACAAAAAAGAATCAGAAAACAGAAATTCAGATCTGGACTTGTAACAGTGCTAAACGTTGCGATCCTAATCCTGATCCTGTCGCTAATCGTAGCGGTTTGGATCATGATCTATCAAATGCTTTAAAGGAGGTGGTGCTTTTTGCAAGTAGAAAACCTAGCAGCCTACAGATACGAGATGATGGAAAAGGGATACATGAACATATCCGAGCTATCAAAGTTTATAGGTTGTGGAAGGGGTAAAGGAAGCAAAATCTTTCAGAAGATCATGGAAGATATAAAAAAAGAAGGCTTAGAAAATATCGACAGCAACGTCATCCTGACCAAACGTGCTATTCAGTATCTAGGCCTTACACAAAAGAATATCGTAGAATCCTACGAGCGTTCTATAAAAAAAGGCTAGAAGACCTCGTTCGAAAACGAATAAGGCTCTAGCAATAGAACACGCTTATATTATACAGCACGTGTTCAAAAATACAAGGAGGAAAAAGAAAGAATGACATTAGATGAAGCGATTGCTCACGCAAAAGAGTTATCTGAAAATCAATCTATGTGTGAAGATTGTAGAGAAGAACATAAGCAACTTGCAGCTTGGCTGGAGGAGTTGAAGCAGTATAAATTGGCAAGTCCTCACAAAAAGCCAGCATACAAATTAACTAAATTTGAAAAAGACTTGTTACAAAGCGCTTCAAATATATACAAATACAAATTCAAAGCTATACCTGTTTTACTCAGAATGAAAGAAAAAGGGCATTTCAAAGGCATTGATGAGGATGCAACAGTCAAAGGTATCCTAGCAGATTGTGAAGTAACAGAGGAGGACTAAACATGATCACTATTGAAAAAGAAAAACCTGCAAAAAGAGAATTAAAGCTTTTCTCAGTAGAAGTTGCACTAGCGCCAGACGTTGAAGACAACATGCAATTAGAGACACATATCGAAGGAAGCAGACCCGAGATAATGGCCTTTCTTAAAGTGATGGATGTCAATCCAGAGGAATGTAGATCGATTCTAAAACATGCTGTTAAGGCCATGCTTCGAGACTTTGTACAGCAGGTAGTAAATCTAAGCGAAAGCCTAGAAGGCGTAGAAATGGAAGAAACGGAGGACTAGAAAATGCAAATTATTGTTGATGAAATTGATCCGCGATATTGTCCATTTTATATTGACCAGGATTGGGATGGTCACGGTTTACCTATCAGCTATCAAAAAGGATGCTGTAGATTATTCGCTGACGTATTCGGTGGTGAACTACAGCACTGGGATTGTAATGCAGAAGAGGGCGACAAAGAGTGTCCTTTCTGCATCACATATGAAGAATTTAAAAAATTAAATGATCTAATGACCAAGTAAAAAAACAAGGAGGACTAGAAAATGACATTCGAGGAATTCCAGGAAATAAATGAAAAGTACGGAACCTCAAGAATGTGGACAGACGGACTGGAGGACATCAGGAAAGAGGATTACGAAGAACACACAAAGAAACTGGTTGAAGCGTTCGCGGACCTCTTCAACGATGACTCCGATGAGGAGGATGATTTTTAATGGATCCTTTGAATTTATACAGAATAAAAGTGAGCCTAGTAGAACCTATTCAAGGATTAAAGGGACTACATGGAATCCGTACTAAATGTGAACGAATCTCGCAAAATGACAAGCTTCTATTTGATATGTTCAAAGTACCAGAAGAAGAAAGAGATGAAGTTTTAAAAGCAGCCATGAAAGCCTTTCAAGTAGCTTTCTTAGAGGAAATGTCTAAAAGATCAAGAAAAAGGAGGAAAAATAGATGTATTACCAATTAACATTGCAATTCGCAACAAGCGAAATCGACGACGCTAAAAAAGTGTTGGAACTAGCCAAAGAGCTAGACCTAAAGCGCGCAGGGCTAGGGGAAAAGCTGCCTGAGCCTGAAACATTCCCATGGGAAGAAGAAGCGCCAAAACAAGAAGCGCCAACAAAGGAAACGCCAACTCGTAAAGAAAAAGAAAATGAGACTGAGATTCTAATGGCCAAAGATTGGACGACTCAAAACGAGCCTATTCATGAGACTGTAAAGCCAACGCCAGAACCTGATCAGGCTCCAGCAAAAGAAATCACACTAGAGGACCTTCAAAAAGCCGGCGTTGCATTTGCCAAAGAAAAAGGCGTGGCCGTACTTAAAGTACTCCTAACTCAGATGGGAGCTAGCAAGATCTGTGAGATTCCTAAAGAGAAATATCAGGAAGCCTGGGAGGCGCTACATGCCTAGTCAACACGCGATTTTATCAGCCAGTGGGTCCGATAAATGGATTCACTGCCACCCTTCCGCTAGATTGGAGGAATTATTCGAAGAAAAGCCAAGCGTCTACGCAGCAGAGGGAACAGAGGCTCACAGTGTAGCAGAACAGAAACTTCGTAACTGGATCGAAGGACATCCAAGAAGAAAAGTAAAAGCAGCTAACGGAGAAATGGACGAGGCTACAAACTTCTATAAAGACTATGTTCTAGAGGTATATAACAAAGAGAAAAAGAAAAGCGATATCGCGGATCTTTTTATCGAGGTACAAGTTGATTTGACTCCATGGATTCCGGAAGGATTCGGAACATCCGACGCTGTGATCGTAAGCAATCACACGCTCCACGTTATCGATTTTAAATACGGAGAAGGTGTCAAGGTAAATGCCCCACACAATCCGCAGCTTACTATTTACGCCGCAGGAGTTATGGCTTTATATGACTGCCTATACGATTTTGAAAAAGTTCAGCTTCATATCGTACAGCCTAGACGTGACCACATCAGCACCTGGGAACTTACTACCGAAGAACTGGCAGACTGGATGGAGAACACGGTCAAGCCTGCAGCTATAGAAGCGTGGAACGGAGACGGAGAACAACAAGCCGGAGATTGGTGCAAGTTCTGCAAGGCCAAAGCGCAATGCGCAGCACACGCTGCAAAGATGAAAGCAATCAATGAAAGATATCAGCGCATGTGCGGAATGATTTTAACCGATCAGCAAATCGCGGAGCTTTTGCCAGAACTACCTGGACTTATTGACTGGGCCAAAGAGGTACAAAAGTTTGCACTGGATCAGGCGCTAAAAGGAACACACTACGAAGGATATAAAGTTGTAGAAGGAACAAGCCAAAGAAAGATTACAGATGAGTCTAAGGCATCTGAAGCACTTCAAAACGCAGGATTCGACTACGACCAGATCATGACAAAGCCAAAGCTTCAGACTATCACGGCTCTAGAAAAATTAGTCGGAAAAAAAGACTTTGCAGAAATTGTTGGTGAGTATATCGAGAAGCCACAAGGAAAACCAACACTGGTGCCAGTAAGCGACAAACGTCCAGAGATCGGAAGTGTAACAAATGACTTCAAGGACGGAATCGATTAAAGATTTGGATGAAAAGATGGTCCGCATCCGAGCCGAGATTCGAAACAGTAAACCAGGACCACACAGAAACGATCTAAAGCGACAGCTTAAAAACGTAATGCGACAAAGAATACAACTAGGAGGAACAAAAAGATGTCACAAGTAAAAACAAAATTAGTAAGATTCTGCTATTGCCATTTAGCAGAGCCACGCGCAGTGGTAGAAGGCCAGGACAAGAAGTATAGCCTTAATATTCTAATCGACAAGGAAGACAGGGAGACGTTAGCACGTATCCAGAAAGCCTACAAGGAAGCTGTACAAGAAGGAATTGAGAAGTTCGGCCAATCCTTCAAGGGAAAAGTAACACCTCTAAAAAAAGCGCCAGGAGTCGGTTCAAGAGGTATAATCACCGACTGCGACGCAGACGAGAAATTCAGCGCGCCTGAATTCAAGAACAAATACATGCTATCTGCTAAAAGTAATAGACCTGTGTCTGTAGGCTACCGTAAAAATGGGGTTACATACGCCTATTCATCTAAAGAAGAAATCGAGGAAAATGTATACTCCGGATGCTATGGAGCTATCAATTTCAATCTGTACCCATTTAACACAGTAGGAACGGGAATCGCAGCTGGACTTAACAGCGTTTTAAAAGTAAAGGACGGAGAGCCTTTAGGAGGACACTCAAGTGTAACTACAGACTGGGCAGACGCTTCTGAATTCGACGAGGAAACCGGAAGCGACGACCTAAGTGCCTTGTTGTAAAAGACCCTTACTGCATATCGACCTGGAGACCTACTCCAGCGTCGACCTTGCAGCCTGCGGGGTTTATAAATACGCAGAGAGTTTAGATTTCAAAATACTTCTATTCGGATACGCCTGGGGCAATGATCCAGTAGAAGTTTTAAATTTAATGGAAGAAGATCTGCCTTTTTCTTTAGTATCCGCACTAGCGGATGAAAATATCACGAAGGTGGCACACAACGCAAACTTCGAACGAGTATGCCTAACCAGATACGTCAAGGAGTACGCGAAACGATATATTCTAGGAGACACTGTAAAAAAGAAACTAACAGAGGATGGATTCCTACCACCAGAGCAATGGCAGGATACCATGGTCCTGGCCGCAGAGAATGGCTACCCTGCCAGTTTAGGGCAGTTAGGCCCCGCGCTAGGAATAGCAGAGGACAAAGTAAAGTTGGCCACAGGTAAAAGATTGCTCCAGTATTTCTGCAGGCCTTGCAAACCAACAAAAGCCAATGGCGGAAGATGGAGGAACCTACCGGAACATGATCCGGAGAAATGGAATCTTTTTATAGAATACAACAGAAGAGATGTTGAATCTGCTCGAGCTATTTATAACAAGCTAAATAGCTTGATACCAGTTTCTGATCAGGAATGGGAAAACTGGAGCAGAGACCAGAGGATAAACGACAGAGGAATTCATGTGGATAGGCAGATCATAAAGAACGTTCAGTCCTACAGCTTAGAACATGGAATGGAACTGATGGAGGAAGCAAGATACATCACAGGTCTAGAAAACCCGCAAAGCGTAGCACAGCTAAAAAAGTGGATCCTTAACCAGGAAGGACACGAAATTGAAAGCCTGAACAAGGAAGCCGTGAAAGACCTTCTAAAAGGCACGCTAAGGCCAGAAACAAGAAGGGCCTTAGAGATACGCCAGGAGCTAGGAAAAACAAGCGTCAAGAAGTATGACGCATTCCAGAGAGCGTGCGGAGAAGACGACCGCATCAGGGGAACCTTTCAATTTTTTGGAGGCAGAACCGGAAGATGGGCCGGTCGACTGATCCAACCGCAGAACTTCCCACGGCCTAGCTTCGACGAGGTAGACGAGCCAAGAACACTCGTGAAGGATGGAGACTTCGAACTTTTAGAACTAATATACCCAAGCATGAATGATGTATTCGCAACGATTCTAAGAACCGTAATCACACCACCAGAGGGGAAGTCCTTCATAGTAGCCGACTACTCAGCCATAGAGGCTCGAGTGATTGCCTGGCTAACAAGAACGACGTGGCGCCAGGAAGTATTCAAGAACGGCGGAGATATCTACTGTGCATCAGCTAGCCAGATGTTCGGAGTTCCGGTTGAGAAACACGGAATCAATGGGCACTTGAGGCAAAAAGGGAAGATTGCCGAACTTGCCCTCGGATACGGAGGCGGAACGGCAGCCCTAGAGGCTTTTGGAGCTAGTAAGATGGGGTTAAGCCCAGAACAGCAGCAAGAGATTGTGACGAAATGGAGACGGGCGTCGCCAAAGATCAACGATTTCTGGCACATATTAGAAAGAGCCTTCAAGGATGCAATCACGGATGGAAAAGTCACAACCATGGACCGAAATATGAAGGTTTTCAAAAGTAATGGAAACGTTTATATTCAACTTCCAAACGGACGGATCATTGGCTATGTCACTCCACGAATCAAGGATGGCCAGGTATCTTTTTTAGGGTTGAACCAGACAACACGAAAATGGGAGTGGACAAACACCTGGGGTGGAAAGCTTACGGAGAACGTGGTTCAGGCTATCGCTCGAGACTGCCTATGCGAAACGCTAAAGGGCTGCGACGAGATCGGAGCTAAAACAATCATGCATGTTCACGACGAGGTTATATGCGAAGTACCGACGGAAGAAAAAGAAACAAAATTCAAACAACTGCTAGACGTAATGGCTAAGCCAATAGACTGGGCGCCAGACTTGGTTCTAGTAGGAGATGGATTTATATCTGAATACTATAAAAAGGACTAAAACATGAAAATAGATAAGCAAAATTTAATTATAGCCTTGATCTATATCACCGCAGCACTGATCCTCCTAAATATTTTGAAGGAAGTGTTTGGTTTAGATATAGCACAAGCACCAAGGCTAGGAGGATAGAACATGAGTATTAAATGGACACAACAGGAGGACAACCTTCTAAAGCAGCTAGACGCCCTGGGCTACAGCAGCTCAAAGATTTATAAAGAATATAGCTCAATATTAAAGAACCGAAGCCAGAACGCTATAGCTCTTCGTCTAAGCTATCTACACAAACCGCCTGAAGAAAGACGGAAGGAAGATATGGCCAGCTTCGACAATGCGGACATGCTAGAAAAAGCGATCAACCAGGCTGCAGACCGTATCTGCAACAGGCTAGACAATATCGCAAACGCTCTGGCAGTGATCTGCAGAGATATGGAAAGCAATGCAGTGGGCGCCGGCAAGCATGCTGCGCACACTATAAAGCTTCTAGAAGAGATCAAGGCCAATGGGACACTCCAGCAAGGAACACAGCAAAGTATCAAGCACGAGCTTCAAAAAGTGGCTTATAGGAGAAGCAAGAATGGGTAAGCACTACAAGCTCATCCCACTTTTAGAGGCTATCCTATAGCGGAAGAATAGACAGGAGGCCGAAGGATGTGTGCAATAGCAACCTGCAAAAACAGAAAACAAAAGCAGTATTTCAACCAGGAAATGTCCTGGGATGAATTCACAGCAAAACTAAAAGAAACGACCCGAACAAAAGAGACTGTGGAAGAGTACAAAAAGATGACGAAGGACCAGCAGTCTAATATCAAGGACGTCGGTGGATTCGTAGCCGGAGAACTAAAAGACGGCAGACGAAACAACCAAAGTGTGTTATCACGCAGCATGATCACACTGGATGCTGACTTTGCAGACAAAGAATTTTTAGAATTGATCCAGATAACGTGTGACTTTTGCAGCGTGATCTACTCAACGCATAAGCACACACTGGAAAAGCCAAAATATAGATGGATCATTCCACTACAAAGAGAAGTATCACCGGAAGAGTACGAGGCAATCGCTCGAAAGATTGCAAGTACAATCGGAATGGAATACTTCGACGACACGACCTATCAGCCAGCAAGAATGATGTTCTGGCCTAGCACCAGCAAGGACGGAGAATACATCTGTGAGGAACTAGGAGACAGAAACGAATACCTGAATCCGGATGAGATCCTGGCGCAGTACAGAGACTGGCATGACATCAGCTACTGGCCTCGCTCTAACAGAGAGACAGAAATGCATCACAGCGACATAAGACACCAGGAGGACCCTTTATCTAAATCCGGATGGATTGGCGCATTCTGCAGGGCCTACACGATCCAAGAAGCGATTGAGAAGTTCATACCAGAGGAATACACGCCGACAGAGGACCCGAACCGGTGGACCTATACGAACGGATCCACAGCCGGAGGCTTGGTGGTTTACGACGACAAGTATGCATACAGTAATCACAACACAGACCCGACAGGGCAGCAGCTATGCAACGCCTATGATCTTGTAAGGATACACAAGTGGCCAGACGATCCAGCAAGCACAGAACACATGCTCGAACTAATGGAACACGACGAGGGCACCCGGAAGCAGCTTATAGATGACAAGAAAGAACAGATTCACGAGGACTGGGACGACTTCAAGGACGACACCGCGAGGGGTTCGCAAGGAGTAGAAGACAGTAAAGAAGAAGTAAACGAGGACTGGCTGGATGCCATGGACATGGACAAGAAGGGAAACTTCAAACCTACGACGGACAACATAGTCCGCATACTTTTAAATGATCCAAAGCTTAAAAATGGGGTTGGGGGAAATGACCTATTCGCACAAAAACCCGTCAAGAAGGGAAACCTGCCCTGGTGGAACTACAACCCAAGCGACCCGACCTGGACCGATACGGACGACGCAAGCTTCAGATATTATCTAGAAAAGAAATACAACATTGTCGCAAAAGGAAAAGTGGATGACGCCATAGCCTACGTCCAGGAGAGAAACAGCTTTCACCCAGTACGAGACTATCTAGACACACTAGAGTGGGATGGCATACCAAGACTAGACACGCTATTTATAGACTATCTAGGAAGCGAGGATTCAGAGTACAGCAGAGCGGTCGCAAGGAAAGCTTTTACCGCAGCCGTGGCCAGAATCTACACACCAGGCTGCAAGATGGATTACATGCCCGTACTCGTAGGACATCAGGGCATAGGAAAGAGTCACATGCTAAGCATCATGGGCGGAGATTGGTTCTCAGATTCAATCACAACGATTGCAGGGAAAGAAGGATACGAAGCACTGCATGGATCCTGGGTGATTGAATGGTCCGAATTATCTGCAGCCAGAAAAGCCGATATCGAGTCCATGAAGCAGTTTATAAGTAAAAGGGACGACCGATACAGAAAAGCCTATGCAAGAAGAGTTACAGACAACCCGAGACAATGCGTGTTCTTTGGGACCACAAATGATGATGAATTTTTAAGAGACTACACAGGAAACCGAAGATTCTGGCCGATAAATACGGATATATCGAAAGCGAAGAAAGTCGTGTTTGATGATCTGCCAAAAGAACGGGACCAGATCTGGGCTGAAGCTAAGCAGAGATTCAAGGAAGGAGAGAAGTTATTCCTTCAGGGTGAAGCTTTAACTGGAGCCGAACAGATGCAAAAAGAGCACACGTTTACCAGTGTCCGAGAGGACATGGTCCGGGATTATCTAGATAGAAAGCTACCGCAAGATTGGTATGACATGGATCTTTATGCAAGAACCCAGTGGTTGGAAGACCCAAGAAACGAAGGCACGGAAGAACGTACAAGGGTATGCCTGCTAGAGGTGTGGTGCGAAGTTTTGAATGGATCAAAGAATAAATTTACACCGGCGGACCAAAGAGAACTCAAGGCAATCATGGAAAGTTTAGGATGGGTTCGTACTAAAAATCCGTTAAGATTTGGGGGGATTTACGGACGCCAGAAAGCTTATGTTCCGCCGCAGGATGCTTACGCGTATAGCAGAAAAGCCTGACAACGGCTGACAACGCACTCAAAAAAATCGAGTGACAACGCGGCAACGGACTGGCAACGGCTAAAATGATAGAGCGTTGCCGGGCTAAAACCGCATAAAATAAGGGCCTGGGATACTTCTGACAACGAGACAACTATAAATTAACTAACTTAATGAATATACAATATATAGGGTAATACAGTACATGCATACGTATATGCGCGCGAGAAAATATAGTATATATATAAAAAGTTTTCTGAACGTTGCCAGGCGTTGCCCGTTGCCACCCCTAAAAATCAACTAGAAAAGGAGACACAGAAATGACATTAAACGACAGCAAAAGATTTCATTTCTTGATGCATGAAATAGACGCTAGAGTCAACGACGAAACCATGGACCGATACGGAATCGAAAGGCAGAGCCTGGTCGCTATGGAAGAACTATCAGAACTGCAAAAGGCAATTTCTAAACTGGTACGTAATCCGGAAGAAAAAACAAAGCCCTTAGAGTTCAAAGGGTTAAGACATAACCTGATCGAAGAAATGGCGGATGTGATAATTTGCATGGATCAGCTAAAAGAGTATTACAATATCACTCACGCTGAAATTCAAATCAATATAGATTCGAAACAAGCAAGACAAGCCAAAAGGTTAGAGGAGGAATAGAACATGAAAGAAACTAGAATGTATATCAAGTGCGACCGATGCGGAAAAGAAACATCAGTCGGAATCGAAAAGAGCAAGATTGAAAATGGAAAGACAATCGAAACCTGGAAAGGACTTCCAGATGGATGGATCACAACAATTGACAATAAAGATTTGTGTCCAGACTGTGCCGAGCGGTACCGCGAACTTCAAAAGAAGTTCTTCCAGAAATGATAGAAAATCAAGTAGAAAATTATCTGATCAAAAAGGTATCAGCGCTAGGCGGTAAAGCCTGGAAGTTTGTAAGCCCAGGAAACGCAGGCGTGCCGGATAGATTGATCACATATAATTCAAAGGCTTTCTTTGTAGAAGTAAAAAGGCCAGGCGGTAAGCCTAGAGCCCTACAAAAAGCCACAGTAGCCCAAATACGGGCTACAGGTATGAAAGTATACTGCATCAGCACAAAAGCCCAGGTGGACGAATTAACAAATCTGATGCGGTCTGGAATCATACCGGAGGAGCGACACTTTGACAGAATTTAAACCTCATGACTATCAAAAGAAGGCTATCAACTTCGGACTGGATCATAAGAAGTGCGGCCTTCTTCTCCCTATGGGAGCCGGAAAGACAGTAACCACACTAACAATCATCAGCCTTCTAAAACTAATCGACATAGAAAAAGTTCTAATCATAGGCCCTGTGCGCGTAATAAAAAGCACGTGGCCGGAAGAAATAGAAAAATGGAGTCACACTAAGGACTTGAGCTATTCAATCATAGCAGGCACTCCAAAGCAACGTGAGAAAGCACTGCAACAAAAGGCAGACATTTATCTCATAGGAAAAGAGAACGTTACCTGGCTAGTAGACAATAAATACTTCGACTTTGACATGGTAGTGATTGATGAATTATCGACTTTCAAGAATCCAAAAAGCCAGAGGTTCAGAGCCCTAAGAAAAGTTATGCCGCTAGCTGACAGATTTATAGGACTAACCGGAACACCAGCACCGAAAGGAGTTCCTGATCTTTGGAGCCAGATATACCTAATCGACCAGGGAGAAAGATTAGGTCGAACACTAACTCAGTTTCGAGAAAGATATCTAATTCCAGGAAGAAGAAATGGGATGATCGTATACGATTGGAAGCCACAACCGGATGCCGAGGAAAGAATTTACAAGAAAATAGGTGATGTATGCATGAGTCTGGATCAGGCAGACTGCGCCAAACTTCCACCGGTTCAGTACTTGAAAAAATCAATCGAACTACCTCAAAAAGCGATGACAGAATACCACGCTTTCAAACGTGAGAAGGTTCTGGAACTAGATAACAACGAATCACTGCTAGCAGCCAACGCTGGAGTGTTATGCGGTCAGCTGCTACAAATGACATCCGGAGAAATCTATAAACGTGATCAGCTAGGAAATAAGCTCGAAGAAGTAGCAACCCTTCACACCGCTAAACTTGAGGCACTAGATGACTTGATCGAATCAGCAAACCAGAACCCGGTGATGGTGTTCTATTACTTCAAACACGAACTAAAACGAATCAAGGAACATCTGAAAAAGCAAAAAATCGAAGTAAGAAGTCTAAGCAACGAGGACGACGTTCGAGACTGGAACGACGGAAAGATAGACGTGCTGCTTTTGCATCCAGCAAGCGCAGGACATGGGCTTAACCTTCAACGTGGTGGACATATCGCAATCTGGTACACACTTCCAAACTGGAACCTTGAACTGTATCAGCAGGCAAACGCCAGAATCTACAGACAAGGACAGAAACAGAACGTGACAATTTATCAGATCATAGCTAGAGACACAGTAGACGAGGACATGCTGAATGCACTAGAACACAAGAACATAACACAAAAAGCCTTAATCGAAGCTTTAAGGAGGTAAAACATGACTTATGATGAATTAATTCCAGAATTAAAAACGGTGCGCTACTGCTGTCACCGTTTGATTGAACTGAATCAGGAATTGGAGGTACTAAACCACCAGACAACAGGCCTTGCAAAGTCTGGAGGAATCGAACTGACTGCAGAACAGAAAAGAAGCAAGTGGCCTATGCCGACGTATCAGCATCAGTACCACAGTCCACTCGGTTTATTTGAAGAGATATCAGCCAAAGAACAAGAACTGCATCACTTCCAGAAAAGACTGATGGATCTAAGATGGACAGAACTTCTCGATTTGCAAGACCAGAATATTCTATGGGATTTGTACATTCATAGAATCAAGGCTGTGGATGTGGCTGAGAAATATGGATACACAAGACAAGGAATGTACAAACACTTAATGGCAGAGGTAAAAAATCTGACAAAAGATTGAAGAGTTTACACTGTAAACCGCTTTCGGGTGGTATATTAGTACTTGTAAAAGAGGACCGATAGAAAAGGGCCCTCTTTTCTTTTACCCGGAGCGTCCTCCTTTCTAAAAAAAACGAGTGCTTTCTAATCAACGTTAACAGCAGCTACGACAAATCATGGGATTAATTTTAGTATTTCAGCGCTCCGGGTAATCATAGACAACAAAGAAGCAGACACAGCTTCTTTTTTAATACAACAGAGGTGAACACACATGAACATTACAGACATAAGAACATGCGACCTGAAGCCTTACGAGAACAACCCACGACTCAACGAAGATGCCGTCGATTTAGTTGCAGCATCTATAGACGAGTTCGGATTCAAGCAACCGATTGTGGTGGATAAAGATCTGATCATCATTGCAGGACACACGAGATGGAAGGCGGCACAAAAGCTAGGCCTAGAGACTGTCCCATGCATCCAGGCCGACGATCTAACACCAGCACAGGTGAAAGCCTACCGACTGGCAGATAACAAAGTCGCGGAAGCAGCACAATGGGACCTTGACGCTTTACAGTTTGAACTGGAAGAGCTAGACAACATGGACTTTGATATGGAACCATTCGGATTTGAGACAGAGACCTTCGACGAGAAAATCGCAGAGGACGACAACTTCGAGCCAGAGATTCCGGAAGAGCCAACAACCAAAAGAGGACAATGCTGGATGCTAGGAAGGCACAGATTGATGGTCGGAGACAGTACCAAACGCCAGGATGTAGAAAAGCTTTGCAGCGACGCTACTATGGATATGGTCGTAACTGATCCACCGTATAACGTAGCCTTAGGGCAACACATGAGACCAAGCGAAGCCAAACAGCTACACCGAAGAACCGACGGACTGGTCATTGATAACGACTCATGGGAAGACGACGAGGGCTTTATCGAGTTTTTAAAAGTAGCCTTCGAGAACATGACAGAACAGCTCAAGGCCGGAGGAGCCTTTTATATTTGGTACGCATCCACACAGAGTAAGAACTTTCTGGAAGCAGCAGAACGCGCAGGCCTAAACATCCGACAAACCTTGATCTGGAACAAGAACACATTCGCACTGGGTCGCCAGGACTACCAGTGGAAACACGAGCCATGCCTATACGGATGGAAAGATGGCGCAGCCCATTACTTTGTCAACACAAGAAACCTTGTAACCGTACTCGAAGACACAGAAAACCTGGACATTGACCACATGAAGAAGGACGAGCTTAAAGACCTTCTAAAATCAATCCTGGGGGGGTGCAAGGACACAACGATTCTGGACGAGAAGAAGCCCACGAAATCCGATCTGCATCCAACCATGAAACCAATTCCACTGATTGCAAGACAGATCAAGAACAGCAGCCGAACTGGAGAAAATGTGCTGGACCTATTCGGAGGTTCAGGCTCCACTCTTATGGCTTGCGAACAGCTAGGACGGAGGTGCTTCATGATGGAGTATGATCCACACTATGCCGATGTAATTATCAAGCGCTGGGAAGATTACACCGGAGAACAGGCGGAGCTGATATCAGATGCCTGCTAAGGGATTAGCTGGGCGCACGAAAAGCGAAGCGGCAAGACAGCGCAAGGACCCCATGCAGAACCTGAAACCATTCACAAAAGAGAATGCGGCAGAGATGGGACGCAAGGGCGGAGCCGCAAGCCAGAAAGTCCAGAAAAAGAAAAAGAAGCTGAAACAATGCCTGGCTGCAATCCTAGAGTTGGAGCCGAGCGAAAGAAATAAAGAGAAACTGATTGACATGGGATTAGAAGATGAGGAGCTCAGCAATCAAATGCTTTTAGCCGCAACCATGTTCAACAAAGCCACACGCGGAGACGTAAGGGCTGCAGAATTCATTCGAGACCTTACAGGACAGCAACCAGTCACAAGTCTAGACAGAGCCAGAACGAAGCTGATGAATGCACAGGCTGAACAGATCAAGAGACAAGGCGATCCTTCTAAAGAGATTACGAAACTGGATCTTTTATTGAAAGCTATGGACACAGTAGCCGGAGACGATAGTGGAACTAACTGAGAAACAGAAAGAGTTCTGGAATCATAAACCAAGCCGCTGGAACATAAAAGAAGGGGCTACACGTAGCGGAAAGACGTGGCTGGACTATTACATCATTCCAAAGCGAATCAGAGCTATAGAGGGGCTTCCAGGCCACGTGTTCCTCATAGGAAACACAAAGTCGACACTTGAAAGAAACGTTCTAGAGCCCATGCGAGAACTATACGGCCCAGAACTAGTTGGACGAGTAAGACCAGACAACACGGTAAAGCTTTTCGGTCGTATGTGCTACGCGATAGGCGCAGACAAAGAAAGCCAGGTTACAAAGATACAAGGGGCCTCAGTAGCGTACTGCTACGGGGATGAAATCGTAACCTGGAATAAGAAAGTATTCGACATGCTAAAGTCGCGTCTTGACAAACCGTATAGCTGTTTTGATGGAACCTGCAACCCGGACAACAAGAACCATTGGTTTTTAAAGTTTCTAGAATCAGGAGCGGACATATTCCGACAGAAATACACGATTGAAGACAACCCGTTTCTGCCGCAGGAGTTCGTGGAGAACTTGAAACTCGAATATCGAGGGACAGTCCTATACAACAGATACATACTAGGAGAATGGTGCAACGCGGAAGGGCTACTCTTTCCACAGCTTGCAGACAATCCAGACGAGTGGGAAGTCAAAGGAGAACTCCCACTTTTTAACATGATCAATATAGGCCTGGACATAGGTGGAACACGTTCACACAGTAGCCTGATCGTAACGGGAATCACGGCAGACCTTTCTGAGATTGTAACCTTTGCAGAGCGTAAAGTCGTACACGCTAAAGGAACTATAGATGCCGAAAGACTTTGCACAGAGACGGTCGACCTGATCAGAGCTTTATGGATTCAAGGCTTCGTGGTATCAAGCGTTTTTGTAGATAACGCAGAACAAGTCATTTTGAACAGTATACGAGTAGCCGTACAAAGGGCAGGCTTTCCAACCAACGTGATGGATTGCCGCAAGATAGACGGAAAGACAAGGATTCTGACATACAACATGATGCTGAACCGGCACAAGATGAAGTTCCAGGCAGTACCTATGGTGGTCGAAAGTTTGAGCACAGCCCTATACGACACAAAATCAAAGGAAGATAAGATTCTGGATGACTTTACAACTGACGTTGATACATTCGACGCCCACTTTTACAGCTGGTCGACATATATGGACCTGATCACAGGAAGGAGAACTTAAATGAGAATTTTATTCACAATACTAAAGGACTTAGGATATCCTGTGAGCCAGGAAGTCCAAGACTACTACAACAAAATTCAATTCTGGAACGATTGGTGGAAGGGCTACGTTCAAGAATTCCATAAGTACGAGATCAAGAACGAAAACGGAAACAGCAGACAAGTAAAACGCAAGCAAATGCGCATGGCCAAGAAGGTCTGCGAAGATTGGGCCGATTTACTTCTAAACGATAAGACTCGAATTCTTGTAGAGTGTGATGACCACGGAACGAGCATCACGCAAGAATTTCTGACCGGAGACAAAGAAGACCAGAACGGTGGAGTTTTAGGAAACAGTAAGTTCTGGAAGCTAGGAAACAAAGCCGTCGAAAGAGAATTCGCACAGGGGACTGTGTGCTTCTATCTGCAGCTAGTAAATCCAACAGTAAACAAAGGACAGCTAAGTGCCCAAAGTGTACAAATCAAAGCTATCAAGGACGCACAGAAAATAGTGCCATTGACCTATGACGAGGAAGACATCTCAGAAATTGCACTGGCTAGCGAGTACACACAAAACGGGGAGAGTTTCATGTACATTCAGGTCTTCAAGCAAGAGCAAGAAGGCTACCATATCTACAACCATTACTTCAAGATCAACAACGTGTCAGGATACGCTGTAGGCTATGAAAGAGTACCAGCGCCACACGGCGAAGCAATCAGCTATAAATTACCATGTAAACCTTTCGTGATCCTAAAGCCAAATATCGAAAACAACATAGCAGACGTGCCTCTAGGGATGTCGATCTACGCAAACGCAATTGACATGCTGGAAAGTTGCGACTTGGCATACGACAACCTATTCATGGATACTTTGTTGGGAAAAAAGAAAGTATTCATGGATCAGGCACTATTTAGCATGAAGCCAACAGCCTATGCGCTAAACGATAAAGGCGAACGAGTACCAGTAAGGCAAGAGCCAGATGTCGGTGCAACTTTGGAGAAATCTCTCTACGTAAGTACGGGAACACAAGTAAGCCCAGACAAGCCTCGACTTTTTGAGGAATATAACCCTAGCCTTCGAGTTGACGAGAACAAAGAGAACGTTCAATTCAATCTAAATCTTTTATCAAGTAAATGCGGACTTGGTCAAAACAGATATCAGTTCAGTATCCAGAACATGACTACAGCAACTCAGGTTCGTGCAAGCAATAAAGAGCTAACAGAAAGCGTCTGGAAGCAGCGTATCGCAATCCAGGACGCCCTTACAGAGTTGACGAGATCAATTATCATTTTAGGCAAAGAGAAGTGCCACATATCCGGGCTTGATCCAGACGTTCGAATCACAATTCAATTTGACGACACTATGTTTTCAGACGAGGAAGCGGAACGTCTAAGAATGCTTCAGGAAATCTCGGCAGGCATCCTACAGAAATGGGAATATCGCGTCAGGTATTACGGAGAGGACGAACAGACCGCACGCGAGATGACCGGAGAAACAGAGAACCCGGCAGACAGAATTCAAAGTATGTTCTTCCAGCAAGATAATCAAAACAAAGAGGAGCCAGAGGGTGAGGCCTAATGCTAGAACCGAACTACCTGCAGAACGTAGGTGACGACCTAGAAAAGCTGTATCAGGAACTGGCAACAGAAATACTGGTGGACATAGCGGAGCGGATCAAGATGAATCAGGATGCTATGACAAGCACAGCAGAATATTTGAACAACAAGCTAAAACAACTCGGGTTGCAGCAAGACTGGATTAACAAAAGACTAGCTGAAATACTTCACACTTCCGAAGAAGAAGTCAACCGGATCATGCAACAGAGCGCTTATAAAAGTATCCGCGACACATTCGACAGACTAGAGGCTGGAGGATACGACACAAGTGGCTTAGAATTTTCGGATCAGATCAAAAAAGGAACATCAGCACTGTGGGGAGACATCCAGAACCTTACAAGGACCACAGCTCAATTGGCTAGCGACACTTTTATGAGATACTACGACATGGCTTATCTTCAGGTATCAAGCGGAGCTTACTCACTAGATCAAGCAACCGCAAACACGATAGACAAGCTATGCAGAGAAGGCCTAACAAAAGTATCCTACCCAAGCGGTGCTCAACGATCAATCGAGGCGGCCGTTCGATTGGCAGTACGAACCGCGGTAAACCAGAACGCCCTGGCTTGCGAGAAGTCGGTCATTGATGAGCTAGATATAAATCTAGTACAGACAAGTGCCCACATGGGAGCCAGACCAAGCCACGCAGCCTGGCAAGGGAAAGTGTTCTGGGTAAACTATCCGGAAGGAAATTACGAGAACTTTTACGAGACTACAGGATACGGAACAGGCGCAGGACTTGGCGGATGGAACTGTAGGCATTCATTTACCGCATACTTTCCAGGAATAAGCGAAGATTATAACAAGCCTGTAAACCCTAGAGAAAATGACAGAATATACCAGATGGAACAAAGGCAAAGGTCCTATGAAAGAAACATGAGAAAGTGGGATAGAGAGCGCCGCGTGAAAGCTGCAGCAGGGCTAGACACGACGAAAGAAGATTACTGGTATAAATACAACAAGATGAGATTGAAAGAGCTTGTAGACGCTTCTAAGGGCCGATTAAAGAGAGACTATTCAGCCGAGAAGATAGGCGGAACAAAAGGCAGACCTTACAAGCCTGTAAGAAGGCCAAAGAAACGAGTTTCTTCATCACCAAGTTATAGCAGTCTTGGTGAGATTGATCCTAAAAAATATGGGTACCCTGAAAACTTAAACACAACTAAAACGATATTCACTGATGAAAGAGCTCTGCACATAAAAGAAAGGCATCCAGATATATATGATCTTGTTGTAAAGCATGCAAAAGATATACTGGAAGACCCGGATGCCACCTATCAAGAAGCGGGACGAGAAAACACGGTATGGGCAGTTAAACAAATAGATTCAGATTCAGGAAAAAGCGTACAAATGGTTATCAAGTTATCGCAAGGTTCAGAGGCCACTGACAAGAATAATTCAATAATCACAGCCTATACAATTAACTCAAAGAGATTTATTGCCAAAGAGAAAAAAGGAAAAATCAAACTGCTTTACAAAAAAGAAAATTGATGGCATACTATGAATACAGGATGGACATCTGAAGTGGGTAAAAGATGCGTCTCACACGCCGAAGTGGCCAAAAGGGTACCCGGGTAAGCATCACCGGGCAGAGGTTCATCTCAAGAGCCGTGCTAGAAATAGTGCGGTTTTTTAGTAGATTAGGAGGCAGAACATGTCGGAAGATTTCAGAACGATATACAAAATTTTATCAATTCTGCAAAAATCAATGGACTATGAGGTTGTAGACATCCGAAGACTTTCAGCGGACAACCTAGGCATCACAGAACCAAAGAGAAAAGCACTTCTAGGCATGCTACTGAAAAATGGATACGTTGAGGGATTCCAGGTGATCCAATACATAGGAGACCAAACACCAAACATTGAAGGGCTAGAGGGTATCAGGATAACCCTTAAGGGACTAGAATACCTAGAAGAAAACGGCTTGATGCAGAAAGCCGCAAGGCTTGCAAAAGGAATTGCGGAAGTACTATAGAACACAACTAAATAAGGACAAGAACCGTGCTAGGAATGGCGCGGTTTTTATTATGCCCTAAGCACGGCGTTTAAAAGGCTTGGCTACCCCTCGGCACGGGATATAAAAGGCCGGACTCAATACTGGAGTGAACCAGATATAAAAAACGCAGGAGGACAAAATGGAGTTTTTAAAAGGGATCTTAGGTGAGGAATTATACGCACAGGTTGCAGCTAAGCTAGAAGGAAACAAAGACGTAAAATTAGCGAACCTTGCCACAGGAGAGTACGTCTCGAAGTCAAAGCATGATGCAGAACAGTTAGCAAAGGAAAAGCGCATTCAAGAACTGACTGACAAGATTAAAAACTTTGAAGGAGTAGACGTAAAACAATTACAAACAGACGTCGAGAACTGGAAAATCAAATATAACCAGGACTTAGAAAGCGCAAGACTTGACAGCGCGATTCAACTAGCAATTGCGAAATCTGGAACCTTATCTGAAAAGGCCTTGATGGGGTTACTAGATAAAGACAAGATCAAGTTTGATAAGGATGGAAAATTAACAGGACTTGATGAACAATTAGAAGCTATCAAGAAGGAGGACAGCTTCTTATTTAAGGCTGCAGAACCAAACAAACCAAACCAAGGTGCTGATGTAGAACTTGGTGGAAATCACGGTGGAAATCCAAAACCAGAGGCACCAACAACTCTAGCTGCAGCTGTTTCAGAACATTACAAAAATTAGGAGGAACTAAAAGATGCCAATTACATTAGAGCAATCAAAAGTCGGTTTAGCCGATCACGTAGACCAGCAGGTCATTGACGAGTTCCGTAGGGACTCTTTTATTTTGGATCGTTTAACTTTCGATAATGCAGTATCACCAGGAACAGGTGGCTCGACATTAACTTATGGCTATTTACAATTAAAAACACCATCAGTGGCTGAAGGTCGTAAATTGAATAGCGAATACACAGCAGGAGAAGCTGTAAAGACTCAGAAAACTACAAACTTAAAAATCTTCGGTGGAGCTTACGAAGTAGACCGTGTATTAGAAGACACAGCCGCAAGCTCAGAAATTGCATTCCAATTAGCTCAGAAAATCATTGCAGTAAAGAACAAATTCCACTATGACTTCATTAACGGAAAGTCAACAGCCAAAGGAACTGCTGCAACAGACAACACAAGCTTTGATGGTTTGGATGTATTAGTAAAGGGGACAAATACGGAAGAGAAAAACGCAGATGCAGCCTTTGATTTATCGACAGCAGCAAAGATCAAAGAAAACGCAGATGCCTTCACTTTTGCATTGGATTCTTGGCTATCAACTTTCTCTGTAAAACCAGACGCTTTATTAGTAAACCGCAAGACAGCTACGGTTTTAAAGACAGTCGCTAAAAAGCAAGGATACTACACAAGATCAGAGAACAGCTTCGGCCAAGGTGTAGACAACTACGACGGAATCGCAATCGTTGACATGGGAGAATATTACAATGGATCTAAATCCTTGATGTGCGTACCTATCGACGACTCAACAGGAACAACAAGCATTTACGCTGTAAAATTCGGACTAGATGCCGTGCACGCAGTAAGTCCACAAGGACAAAAAATCATTCACCAATACATGCCAAACTTAAGCGAACCAGGAGCCGTTAAAAAAGGAGAAGTAGAAATGATTGCTTCAATCGTTTCTAAGGATACTACAAAAGCCGGTGTATTCCGTAATGTACAAGTAGCTCCTGTCGCAATGTAAGGAGATAAAGTATGATCCTAAGCTTTGAGGAATACACAGCCTTAGGTGGAACGCTACTGGATGAAGTAGAATACGCACAGATAGAACCAAGAACCGAAAGCCTTTTAGAATCCTACATTCGAGAGAGGATTCCATACTGGGAAGTTCGGGCTTTGAAAGACTACGACATGGATCTAAAAAAAGCAGTCCTATACCAGATAGACTTCATAGAAGCACATGGTGGCATGGACTGCTTCGTAGGTTCTAGTGATATGAACTTCACAGGCGCAACCACTAGCGGCTTCTCGTATTCCGTAGATAATGCGGAAACGATAAGGTTCCATGACATACCCTTATCAAGCCTAGCAATATCAGAGCTCGACTACCAATTACTCAAAGCAGGACTAGCCTGCCAGGCGGTATGGTAAAAAGCCCGAGATGGCTTAGGCCGCATACAATAAAAGTCATGAACATTCTAGGAGAAGAAAACCTGGAAGAAACTACGTCAACAGTAACGATTCAACACGTAAAGGTTTCCAAAACAAAGGCCCGGACTTATGGACAGACGGGCGCCAGTAATTCCGATACGATCCTCATAACGATAGACGTGAACGATTATAAAGCGGACAAGATTCTAGTTTCCCCTTCAGAATTTAAGACGCCAGACAAGCAGTTCACGCTCAGAACCGGGGACCGTATCGAAGTACACGGCGACATTTACGAGATTACAAATGTGAATATCCTAAATCCTTTAAGAAATACACCGGAATTCATAGAGGTAACATGTGAGTGAGTATCATCTAAAAGTTATAGTCGATATCCCGGTGGCACAGCTACAGGCTAGAGGAACGAAAGCGCTCCGACGGTCCAGATTGAAGCTGAAGCAGCTTATCGTTCAAGACACGAACAAAAACGTGCCTATCGGAAAAGGAACGCTGAGAACATCCGCTTTAAGATGGGCGGCACAGGATAACGATTGGATCATATGGGACACACCATACGCACACTTCCAACATACAGGAAGAGTGATGATTGGAACCCATAGCCACAGTCCATGGGCTAAACACGGAGAAACAAAAGTCTATACAACTCGAAATTTGAGCTATAGACAAGGAGGTTCGGAGTGGTGGCCTAAAACTTTGAAGGCACGAAAGAACGCCTGGATGGAAGGCGTGAAAAAGTTTTTTAAGGAGGAATTCAGATGAGTGAAGAGAAGATCATAAAGCTGGAAGACGTAAAGCAGGTTGAAGACGGGCTGTATAGCTTTTTTTCTTCAATCAATATCAACAACATACCGTGGTGCCTGGAGTACTTCAACGACTCCAAGCACACCGCTTTACTTTTCAAAAGTAGTGGCTACACGGAAGAAATAGAACACTATCTGGGCGGTGGCTACAGGGCTACTTACCCATTTGAAATTTATATTCAAGCAAGTAGAAAGGACACGAAAGCACGTCTGGACTTATCCAGAATCCTGTATGCACTAGTACAGGCACTCGCGGAAGAGGGGGAGCAAGGTTTTCCAAATCTAGCACTGGATGAAGCGATACCACAAGAGGTCACGCTCACAACGCTACCTTCAGACTACACGGGAGAAGAGGCTACGCTTTCAACTTTCTACTGCTCTATGACATTAACCTACGAAAAGAAAGGAAGGTTTGAATAATGGCAGCAGCAGAACTACCTAAAAGAGAGATCAAAGTCGAAGAGAATCTACATTACGTGAAATTCACAGGCTCAGAAAGCTACGTTCTAGCCAACAAAGGACTGACTAACTGGGAGCAAGCCATGAATGCTACAACAGATGATGGCGTGCAATATATCGGAGAAGCAGGAAGCCAAAGCCAGGTTACAGGCTATGCGCCTACAGTATCTTACGAGGGCCGAGCATATCCTGGGGACGCCTTTAACTACTGGCTATACTTGCAAGGTAAAGAACAGAAAGTTGGTTCTACTTTTGAAGAAATCGAAGTAGAAACATGGAACGAGAAAACAGCTAAGTCTGGTGACTTTGTAGCATATCAAAGAATCTATGAAGTGCAACCAGACAACCCAGGAAGTGGAGAGGCCGGAGCTAAGCTAACATGCTCTGGAACATTCGCACAACAAGGCGATCAGGTAAAAGGAACGTTTAACATTAAGACGAAAACATTTACCGCAGATAGCGTCACACAGTAAAGCACTTAACAACATAAGGAGGACATCATGGAACTAAAGTTAAAAAAGCAGCTATTAAAAGAAATCGACATTGACGGACACAGATTCTTAGTCGATGTAAAGGACACTTCTAAAATTGAAGCTCTAGAAAATTGGGCAACAGAACAGAATTCTCTAAACAAATTCGGAAAAGAATCGCTAGAGGAATGCCCTGCTTTGATTGATAAGATTCTAGGAGATGGAGCCTTTGAAACGCTATTCAGAGGGTATGAAGAAAGCTCGGCACAATATGAGCTTTGCTTCACATTACACAGCATCTTTCAGGATGAATTTTTAAAGGATCAGCAGGCAAAAGCTGCGGAAGAAGAAAAGAAAAATCTGGACAAAATCGACAAGCTTTGCGAATCTATGGACAAATTTAACAGGACATTAGAATACGCAGACAAACGATACGGAGGAAGAAATGTTGTGGCTAAAGAGAGAAGATCTTCCGGAAAGCGTAGACGTTAACGGAACGATCCTCCCTATCTTTGCAGACTTTAGAACCTGGGTCCGAGTTGACAGCGTTATACAAGATAACGCAATACCAGAGGAACTGAAGCTGCCCGTTATTTGTGATCTAATAGGAATCAATCCGTTTGCCTTTAAAGGCGATCAGAAAGACCTATGGGATGCAATAATGGGCTTTTATTTTTGCGACAAAAAGCCTAAAGAGTCTTATGCCAAGACAAACGGACGACAAGGCTATCGGTTCGAATACGATATGGACCTTATATATGCAGCGTTTAGACAGCAGTACAATATAAATCTTTTAGACGCCAAGCTTCATTGGTTTGAATTTAAGGCACTTTTTAATGCCCTAAGCGACGATACTATGATCATACGAGTTATTGGATACAGAACCAGAGATATTTCAAATCTTAAAGGAGAGGAGAAGACTCACGCACAACGCCTAGAAAAGTATTACCGCCTGCCTGAGGATAAGGGATCAGAAAAGGAAAGAACACCGCAAGAAATAGAAGCAGAACTTCTGGCCAGATTAGAAACCTAGGAGGTTGAAAAATGGCATCAGGAGCTGATGGAACAATTAAGGTCAAACTAGGACTTGACGACAGCGAATACAAAAGCGGCCTTAGCGGAGCGCATAAAAGTGCGGAAAGCTTCGCAGACAAAGTGAAGTCAACCTTCGTGGGCGCAACAGTATTCAAGGCCGCCAGCAAAGGTTGGGACTTAATATCTGGATCAATCGGAAAAGCAACCGCCCGATTAGATGCCATGCAAAAAGCTAAACAAGTTATAGGAGTTTTAGCAGGAAGCAGCGAAAAAGCTGCAAAGGTTGTAAACAATTTAAGTGACGCTGTAACGGATACCGCGTATGGATTAGACACAGCCGCCACTTCAACACAAAAACTGGCTACATCAGGGCTAGGCTTAGATAAATCTACTCGAATGGTAAAGGACATGATGGATGCCGTTTCTTTCTATGGAGACGGAACAAACGAAACCCTAGCTAACACAGTAGACGCAATCGCAAAAATGAACGCCTCTGGAAAGATTTCAGCCGATCAGTGGCAACGTTTGACAGATGCAGGAATCCCTGTCTTAAAGATTTTCGCAGAGAAGACGGGGAAAAGTATGGCGGAAGTATCAGATGCATTCTCCAAAGGCCAGATTAGTGCGCAGGAATTCAACGACGTACTGATGGATGCGCTAGAAAACGGAACAGAATCCTTTCCAGCAGTAGCAGGAAAAGCCAAAGAGATGGCCGGAAGCTTTGCGACAAGCTTCACGAATATGTCGGCACGTATCGCAATCGGTATCGCTAACATCATCACGGCTTTCAACGACTTTTTAGCAGATAACAGCTTACCCACAATTCAAGAAATGATTGCAAACTTCGGTTCTGTAATCAGAGACGGATTAAACTGGATTGCAGAAGAAGTGCCAAAAGTACTGAACGCAATCAAGGAGTTCTTCGCGCCAACAGCGGAAGCAATTAAAGCAGCAACAGAAAAAATTCAGGAAGCCTGGAACAATGTACGAGATACAATCGCACAGAAGCTAGACTCCAACGATTCCTTAGACTTCGTAAAAAGTGCCTTGGAAAGAATCAGAGATATTCTGCCAATTCTTGTAGAAAAAGTAGGAGAGTTCGTCGCAGCCTTTATCGAAAATCTTCCAAACATTATAGACAAAGTACAAACTGTAGCAGATACGATTCAAGGACTTATGCCTTTAATTGCCGCTGTAGCCGGAGCTTTTGCAGCTTGGAAAGGAATCAAGGCTGTTAGCGACATTGCAAATACAATCGGGGATGCCGGAAAGAAGATCAAGACATTCAGTAGTCTAGTATCGAAGGGCTCCGGATTGATTGACGGCCTAGCCTACGCTGCATCATCAGGAACGGGCGTATTTGCGAGTATGGCCGAATCCTTCACACTAGCTGGCGGAGGCCTTTCAGGATTAAGCGCAGCTCTAGGAGTAATCGGTGGGCCTATCACATTAGTGATCGTAGCTATCGGAGCACTAGTAGCTGCATTCGTTTATCTATGGAACACGAGCGACAGCTTCAGAGAATTCTGGATCAATCTATGGGATGGCATAAAGGAAACTACTGGCCAGGTTATAGATGGGATCGTTAATTTCTTCACAGTAACAATTCCAGAAGCTTTTCAAAGCTTTGTAGACGCAGCACAGAACCTGGCTACACAAGTAGTTCAGTTTTTTACGGTAACGATTCCTGAAGGCATAAACACACTAGTGACAAACATTCAAACGTTCTTCGGGACAACAATACCTTACTGGATCGGATACGCTGTAGGATTTATTTTAGGAAAATTAATCGAATGGGGTGCAAGCCTAGTGCAATTCGTAACGCAGGACATCCCGCAGTTTATATCTGGAATCGTCGAGTGGTTCACCCAGCTACCTGGCATGGTTTGGACATGGCTTCTTGAGACAATCAACAAGACAGCCGAGTGGGTGAGTCAAATGATCCAGAAAGCCGTTCAGGCAGGGCGTGACTTTGTATCAAATGCGATCAACTTTATCTCACAATTACCTGGTAAAGTATGGACTTGGCTATCAAGTACAATCAGCAATGCTGCAAGTTTTGCAAGTCAGTTTGTACAGCAAGCGATTCAAGCAGGACAGAATTTCTTCAATGGAATTGTAAACAAGGTAAGAGAAATACCCGGTCAGATGCTATCTATTGGCTCGGATATCGTAGGCGGTATTAAACGAGGAATCAACAACGCATGGAGTGGATTGACTGGATGGCTTGGAAATATGGCCAAAGGCCTTATTGACGGCGTAAAAGGAGCCCTAGGAATCGGGTCGCCTTCAAGACTATTCGCAGATCGTATCGGTAAATGGATTCCGGCCGGAATCACGCTAGGCGTAGAAAGAGCTATGCCAAAGGCTAAGGCCTTTATGGGACGCATGTCTAGCGATTTACTAGAAGCAGCTAACATGGACAGCCTAACTTCAAGATTGGCCTTAGAACGCAATCCAGGAGGCCAAGAATCAGGGGGAGGAACGACAACAGTCTATCAGGTAGATCAGACTATAAATTCAGCGAAGGAACTAAGACCTAGCGAAATCGCGCAAGAAACAGAAAGAATGGTTAGGAGGTTAGCATGGGCGTAACAGTAATATACACAAACAGCCTGGGGAAATCAGTTGAGTTTTCCGAGGCCTCAGGCATACGACTAACAAAGCTAGACGGAATCTCTAAAAACGAGATCACTTTATCAGAATCAAGCGTTTCGAATCAAATCGGGACAACGGTGTCCGGGGCTTCTATTGAGCCCAAGGACATCACCCTAGAGGGGCGCTTTAAATACAACGCAGACACTAGAAAAAAACTTCTAGCTGTAATCCTTCCTGGAGTATCAGCAACACTGCGTTATATCAACACAAGAGCTGGGGTCGACGTATATTGGAAAGTTGAACCTAAAACAACACCTATCATCACACTCAATGAAACTTGGCAGAAATTCCAGATTGTATTGAGGGCTCCATTTCCATACGCAAGACGTGCAAAGGAAACAAAGGTGACCTTCCAGAGATTGAGGTCGCTTTTTAAATTTCCTCGCTCCTTTTCAAATGCAGAGCCTTGGAAAATATCAGAAAAGATTCTAAGCCCACTAGTGACAGTCGACTACAAGGGAAGCATAAACACTGGCTTTCTTTTGACTATGAAAGCAGAGGCAAAAGTGAAGAATCCGAAAATTCTAAACGTGTTTACTCAGGAGCATATATCCTTCGGACAAGTGGCAGACCTTGAAATGAATCTAGGAGACATACTAGAAATAAGTACTTTTACAAACGAGCAATACTGCCATTTGATACGAAACGGAGAAGTGGAAAACATTTTCTGGATGACAGATTATGATTCCGAGTTTTTCCAAATTCAACCAGGAGAAAATGTACTGAATTATACTGCAGAAGAAAACCCAGGAAGCCTGGATGCGCTTCTACGATTTGATGAAGTACTGGCGGGGGTATAGATATGCACTACTACGTTTACGACATAGAAGGAAAGAGACAAGGAACTCTTCAGAATATCACGAGCGTGCAATGGAATCCAAAATATTACGAAACAGGGAAAGCCGAGATTCATGTGGAATATACGGAGTTCAATACGAAATATTTACAGAAATGGAATCGAATCGTTTGCAAGGAAAGAAATGAGATTCTATTTATTGAATCCATAGAAAGACTTGCGAAAGAAATAGTAGTACTCGGACATATGGACAATTTGGAGGACCGTATAAACCTCTATACTTTGACCGTTCGAAATGTGGAACAATCACTGCTCGGTAATTTTGAAAAGAACAAACGTGGATTGGATATAGTAATCGGGAAGAATACAGGCCTTCCTGGAAAGCTTGATAACGCATCTGACACAACATACGACACGCTCAGGACTATGGCACAGAAATACTGCAGGCTAGTAGGCTATGGATACAGAGAAGTTCTAAAAGGGACTACACTGAATTACTTCGAAATCTACACAGGATCAACAAAGAACAAGCTGAGGTTTTCAGATAGACTCGGAAACCTAATCTCGCAAACTTTTATCGAGGATATATCAGGATATAAAAACTATGCTTATGTGTTTGGGGAAGAATCTGGATCAGAACGAAAAAACGTGATTGTGGATCTTCGAACAGGAGACGAGCCAAGAATGGAGCTATATGTGGATGCCCGAGATTTACAGTCTACATATACTGATGCATCAGGCAACGAGCAAACCTATACGGAAGAAGAATACAACAACATGCTAAAAGAGAGGGGCCTCAATAAGCTAGCAGAGGCTAGAAAAGGCTCTTCTAAATTTGAATTTGAAATTGATGCGGATGACAAGAAGGCCGTCCTTCAAAAGGATTTTGACCTAGGAGACGTGATACCGTGTCTAAGCTTTAAATTCAATTTATTTACGTTTGCAAGAATAACAGGCCTTAAGTTTGTAGAAGAAAGCAATTTACAGACGCAGGTCACTCTTGAACTAGAACTCATAGAGGTTCAAGAAAGCGCAACAAAAATGAAAGGAGGGGGCTCATGACAGCATACCCTTTAAACGATACGGAGTATCTGGCAGAAGATCTGCGGATGTTCCATGCCGGGAGAACACCTGGCCTTTTTAATATCACCGGTGAAGACTTCAAAGTAAAAATTGCCGGAGGTATGAATGTATCAGTCAGTAACGGACTCGCCTTTTTAAAGACATCCAGCAACGGAATAGGTGGTATCGTTTACTCGCCTAAAGACGAAATTACCCTGACAGCTACCGTCGCTACAAACTACACTAGATACGACTACGTGGCCATTCGATATGATAAGATCAGCAATTCATGCGGTCTTGTATATCAGGAAGGAACGCAGTCAATGCCTACGCCTATTCGAAATCTAGAACAATACGAGCTGATCATTGCGATTGTAGTTTTAAAAGCATCAGCTGGAGAAATCACGCCAGAAATGATTCAAGACGTAAGACTTGACGAAAACTACTGCGGACTAACGGTTGATACTTTAACGCGAGTACCAACACAAGAACTATACGATCAATTCCAAAGTTTTTATGAAAGAATCCAGAAAGAAAATGAGGACACTCAATACGCCAACGGCGAGAAATTCAGAAAATGGTTCGATTCTTTAGAAAAAACGCTTCAGGGGGAAGTCGCAACGGCACTAGCTGGCCGCATTCTAAACCTTGAAAATATGCTTCTAGACAATCACATTTATACAGAGCTTCAAGTTGACGTGGACAACACTCTAACCGACGAAGAGGGCACAAACATATTTGCGGACTGGAAGTATCAGGTTCAGTAGGTACGATCATGAGACAAGGGACAACACCAACTCTGGTCATTCACACATCAGGACTCAAGCTAGAGAAACTAACAAGTCTATATTTAACGATTGAACAGAACGGGACTATTCTAACAAAAAGAATGGAAGACCTAGCGATTGAGGAAAATAATGTGGCCGTAACGCTAACCCAGGAAGAGACACTTCAATTTATGCCTGGACGATATCAGGTACAAATTCGAGCTATCACCGAAGAAGGAACGGCTATAGCTTCCCCAATTCTAACTCGTCCTGTTTTTCCGGTTTTATATAAGGAGATCATAGGATGATGAAAGATGAATTTAGTATCAATCTAGCCGAGGAAAATGAAAGCCTGGGGTTTGATTTCCAAGAGCAATACGTCGCAGGAACAAGCGACTACAACAAACTGAAAAACAAGCCAACTCTAAACGGTAGAGAGATCATAGGAGCTATGGAAGAAGAGGACCCGACAGTTTCTGGATGGGCAAAAGAACCAACAAAGCCAAGTTACACGGCGGAAGAAATAGGCGCAATAAAAAATGACGAGATCAAGGCAATCTCACTAGACGAGCTTAACAGCTTGTGGGAAGGAGTATAGACATGACTACAGAATATCTGGACAAGGCAGGGGCGACCCTACTGGTCCAAAAGACAAAAGCAGAATTAGCAAAGAAAGTTGATGCCATAGACGGAAAAGTACTTTCAACAAATGATTACACTACAGCAGAGAAAAACAAATTAGCAGGCATTGCATCAGGAGCTCAGGTTAACGCGATCACAGAAGTGAAGGTTAACGGAACAGCACTAACACCCGACGCCAGCAAAGCTGTAAACGTAATCACACCAACCAAAACCTCGCAGCTTACAAACGACAGTGGATATCAGACAGCGTCACAAGTAAGTTCTGCGATCAGTACTGCGGTTGGAAAAATCACACAGCTTTCATACAGCAAAGTAAGTTCATTACCTGCTACAGGAGCAACCGGTGTTATCTATTTAGTCGCACATTCACATGGAACGCAGGACATCTATGATGAGTATATCTGGATGGCAGACTCAAAAACGTTCGAGAAACTCGGAAATACAGACATTGACCTAAGTGGATACGTAAAGAAGACTGACTTAACAGCAATCACGACAGACGAGCTGAACGCAATGTGGTCCGCAGCATAGGAGGTGAATGCCTATGCTCGGTTTTAAAGATAGGACAGCTATTAACTGGATCGTAACCAAGATAAAGGCGGTTACTACATCGCATAATAACCTAAATCAAATGGTGATGAATAATCACTTTACTACAAATTTGAACGCAACAAGCGCTCACGATTTAGTGGATGAAAAAGGAAATACAATCTTAGCCGATTGGTCTTATGAAGTGGCAAGTGGAGAAGTCGGCACGGATTGGAAATATAAAATTAAGGAGGAATAACATGGCAGGAAAACAAGTCACAGAATTAGACGCATTGCCTAGCTTTACAGATACAAGCTTATTACCTGTGCACAATGGCGCTGGATTAAAAAAAGGTACATTGTCTCAACTAATGGATTACATTGCAGAAAGATTCAGTAATCCGAATTTATTGCTTAACTCTAATTTCAGAGTTGACCAAAGAGGACGTGGAACATACACGAATAACGATACAAAGCCGATGTATACACTAGATAGATGGATGAGCATTAATACTAAGGTTGTATACAATATTGATGGTACGGTCACCATCACATCGTTAGCCACTACCGACACGAGTTCGTGGTTTAAACAAATCTTAGAACACGCAATCAATGATATCTGCACATTATCGTGCAATATTAAGGCAGTAACAGGTAATGCGTATTTATACAATCATGCAAATGGAAAGAAGATTGTAAAAGGCTTAAATACCGTAACTTTATCTTATTTAAAGGAGGCAAGTATAGAATTAAAGCAAGGTGCATCAATTACGATTGAATGGATTAAATTGGAGAAAGGCAGTAAAGCTACCACTTACGTAGCACCAAATTACGCAAACGAACTACAAAGATGTATGATGTATTACAATGTTGTAAATACATCACTAAATGGCTATTTTACAACACAAATGTATGTCGGATGTGAAACCGTATTAAACATGCGAACAAGGCCGACTGTTAAGGGTGTAGGAAGCTTTTGGGTTTATTATTACGGTGGATATGTAAAGTATAAATTCAGTGATTTGCAACCTATCACACTAACCAAATATTCAGAAATCACGTTACTCGTGGCTCCTTCAGGTGTATCTCAACAAAATATGACTGTCGTCTTTGATGAAAACAGTTACATTGAATTAGACGCAGAAGTTTATGCGTAGAAAGGAATGATAAGAATGTATAAGGTATATGTAAAATTAAATGAAGATAAATGTATCACATTAATTAATTCTGAAATCTTTCTATCAAACGAAGAAATGCAAGCTATGACAAATATTGATGAAGGAGAAGGCGATAAATACGCTCATGCTCAAAGTCAATATCTAGAAAAAGGATTAGTCGACGAACATGGAAGATATAACTATAAATTCACAGAAGGAAAGATTGTAGAAATTTCCGAAGATGAGAAGTCGGAAATCGTGCAACCAGAACAACAAGCAACGGCGCAGGATAAGATTGAGGCTCAGGTCATGTATACAGCCTTAATGACAGACACACTTCTAGAAGAAAGCGAGGCCTAATCTATGTTTAAAAAAATCAAAAGATTTTATGATCTAAAATTATATACAGATAAGCAGGTAAGAAAATTCTGTGAAAAAGGATTCATCACAGCTGATCAGTATAAAGAAATTACTGGAGAAGCATACTAGCACTGGAAACAAGGAGGAGCAAAAAAGCTTCTTCTTTTTCATAAATAGAAGGAGGTCCAGAATATGAGAAAAGGACAAAAACTAACAAAAGGCGGATATCAGCTTTTAGGTTTTCCAATGGAGTACATGAATGTAACTCAAGGAAACAACGTAGGAACCCACCTAGGAACTAACGCACTAGACAATGCAGGAAAGGACACAGGTATTGACGAAACTATCGCACCGTGCGATTGCCACCTAGTAGCCTATGACTCGGCACGAAACGGAAACGCAGTTTTCTTAGAATCAGACAAAAAAGTGCTATTTAGAGACGGAACTATTGATTTTGCTACATTTATGTTTATTCACGATAACTACATCGAGGATATTAAAAGAGTGAAGTATTTCAAGCAAGGCGACACGTTCGGAGATGAAGGAACTGCAGGATATGCAACAGGAAATCATGCACATATCGAAGTTGCAAAAGGAAAGTTCTCTCATATGTACGATAGAAACTCGCAAGGGGTATATCACTTGCCTAATAACGTTTCTGCAGATTTAGCATTCGTAACAGATGGAACGGTCATCTTGAACAAGGGAACATTCGCAAACTGGACAGATGCTAGCCACGTACCATTCAATCAAGGAGGCGGAACCACTACTGGATCAGCATCCGTGCTAAATGGCATTCCTTCAGACTTTGTACGTGAAAAAGCTACATTCTATCCTGCTTGTACAATCAAGATCAGACGCGCGCCAAGCCTAAAAGGACAAGACACAGGCCTAACATATATCAAAGGGCAGCACGTAAACTATGACGGATACGTGAAGCGAGAAGGCTACTGCTGGATTTCCTGGATTGGCGCAGACGGAACACGTAGATGGATGGCCTGTGGAGAGCTAAACTCGGCCGGATTTAATACAAGTCCATACGGAACATTTAAATAGAAAGGATCAGCAATAGAACACAATGAACAGGAGAATAAATAGAAGATACCAGACACCTCTACGCCCAGACTTTGCGCATTTTTTGATTGAAGAGCAAGGACTGAGCGACAGACAGAAAAAAGTTGTATACCAGCTAAGAAGCAAAACGCAAGACTCGCAATGGCACTACCAGGATGCAGGCATGTCAAAAGATGAATTCGAAGAAACCGTCAAGGATTTAAATGACTACTACTGGGCCCTTTTGGTTGATATGGCCTTCGAATTTTACAAGCTAAAGAAGGACAAAAGAGGGACGGTTCCAGACATGGAAATATTAGAGAATATAGGTGAAAAGAGGTAGAACACAATGAACACACCATATTTCAATAATTTCATGCCGCAGCCTGGGCAGTTTGGAATGCCACAGATGCAGGCACCGACTCAACAAATGAACCAGATTCAATTTGTAAATGGAATCGAAAGTGCTAAAGCTTTCACTCTAGGACCGAACCAGTCCGTGATTTTAATGGATAGTAACAAGCCTATTTTTTATCAGAAACAAGCAGACGCAAGTGGGTTCTGTACGATCAAGGCTTATAGCTTCCAGGAAGTGAAAGAAGATCAACCGGAAGACAAGTACCTCACGAAGGCAGAATTCAATGAATGGCTTTCAAAGGTAGAACAGAATGCGAGAGGAGGCAACCGTCATGAATCCACTACTTCAAAATAGACCAGGAGGAAAAGGAAATATGCTGCAACAATTTCAGCAATTTAAAAAGATGCTAGGGACGCAGGACCCGCAGCAACTTCTAAACGAGCTGATGGCCTCCGGAAAATTTACGCAGGCTCAACTGGATCAAGCCAAACAAATGGCGGAACAGTTCAAGGGCTTTCTAAAATAGGATTTTGCAAAATCAAGATAGATAAGAAAGGAGAACACACATGGACAACTTATCATTATCTGATATCGCTTCTGTAACTGGAAACAAAGATGGATTTCTAGAAGGAAACGGGATTATCATTCTAATTTTATTCTTTTTGATTTTTGGATTTGGTGGCGGCGGAGCCTGGGGAAACCAGCAAGGCACACAAGCAGAGGTTCAACGTGGATTTGATACGCAAGCTATTATTAATAAGCTAGACGGAATTTCAAACGGAATCTGCTCAAGCTCATACGAAAACGCGCAGCTAATCAACCAGATGAACGTGAACCAGATGCAAAACGCAAACCAAACACAGATGGCCATGATGAATGGCTTCAACGGTGTAAATAGTTCTTTATGCCAAGGTTTTGGAGGAGTACAGGAAAGCATTAACAACCTATCTCACCAGATGGAACAATGCTGCTGCAACTTAAAGACTCAAATGATGCAAGACAAATATGATGCCTTGAAAACACAATATGATCAAAGCTTGCAGGCAATTTCAAACAGTGTACAAACTCATAACATCTTGAGCCAATTAGGACGATATTACACAAATCCGCCTTACTACCCACAATATGGAACTTACTACCCAGCAGGCGCTACAGTAGCCTAGAGGTATAAAGATGATCCAAGTCGTCAACACGACAAGCGCAGCACTAGCAGCAGGCGCAACGATCCCACCTGGAACCGTTCAGACTCGGACGAACAACAGAGTCAATCTAAACGGAAACGCTCTGGAGATCGTAAGACCTGGAACTTATAAAGTAGATGGAAGCTTCGTGATTTCAGCAACCGCAGCGGGAACAAATCAAGTGCAACTTTATGCCAACGGAACAGCAGTACCGGGAGCCGTAGCACAAGTAACAACAACCGCAGTAGACAACGTGATCACTCTTCCAGTATCCGCTGTTATCCAGGCAGCACCAGCAGCACCAGGAAACAAGGTCGCTCTAACGTGGGTTACATCAGCAGCCGGAACTCTGATCAACGCATCAGAAACGGTTTCTAGAATAGTATAGGTGATTGAAGGCATGCCAGATGGCGTGCCCTTTTTAGTAGGAGGTAACGAGGATGAGTAGACTTACAAACAAAGCATGGTGGGAAGCAGCAGGAGTTCGAGCAATCAAGACAATGGCTCAAACAGCTCTAGCCTCTATCACCGTAGGCGCAGCCGTTCCGGATATTAACTGGATGTACGCAGCTAGCACAACGGTCGTGGCCGGCGTATGCTCGATTCTAACAAGCCTAGCAGGTTTGCCAGAAGTAAATGAGGACGAATAATGACTGATACAATTCTGGTTGCGATCATATCCGGACTTTGCGTCGGAGTACCTTCGGTTTTAGCAACATGGACCAGCAACTCCAAACATTCGGCATTGCTGGATTACAAGGTAGAACAGATGGACAAAAAGGTCGACAGTCTAGCTAAAAAAATCGAAAGCCATAACGAGCTGGAAAAGGAAGTGGCTACGCTAAAAGAACAGGTCAAAGACTTATCGGAACGGATCAAGGGAATGCTTGAAAAATAGCGTTCCCTTCTTTTTTATTTTCTGCTTTATTTTTCGCTTTTTTGCTTGCTTTATGAACTGTATTACATCACAATGTGAGTGTAAAAAGAAAGAGAGATAGAACACA